ATTTAAAGATTTTGACTTGTAATTTATGATATTAGAAGTTCCATCTGCAAAATTAGCTACTAGACTACCAGTAGTTCCAAATCCAACAGTGGAATCTACAGTTAATACTGTAGAACCAATTGAAATAGATTCAACTACTTTGGTATTTGGATGAATTGAAAAATTACCAGTTACATTAGTAGAATTTGGTGTAAAATCAAGACTTATTCTATAATATACCTTTCCATCTCTTACAATCTTTTCAACATCACTAATAGCACCTGTAGCTTCAGAAAAACCATCTACATTATCTTGAAATAAATTTCTATTGACTAGTTTTTCTGGATCTCCTTCAATAGCCTCTACTACAATCTGTTTTGAAATTTTATAATTTGCTTCTGAGGGTATAAAAAGAAAATCACGTGGTTTTAGTACTTCTACATCCTCACCATACAAAGCTCTAAACAAAATTTCAAAAGATTGATCAGTTCCTTTGGAAGAATAGAAATCTTTTACTTGTTTTGTGAATAATCTTTGATTAACATTAGAAGATAATGTTCTTTCTTCAAATCCAGGATTTACTTGTCTTTTTACCTTAGTAAAAAATTCTTGTAAAAATATAATACTTAAATTATTAACAACTGTTCCACTAGAATGTGTAGAAATGCCAGAATTAGTAAAAATTAACTCATCTTGACTGCCAGGATTTCTATAAGATGTAATTCCACTAAATCCTCTTGAACAACCAGTAAAACTATTAGTGGTGATACCAGTATATGTAATAATTTCAGAATCTATCTCAAGCAATCCATAAGACTTAGGAAATCCTGTAGTAGAGTCTACAGATATGGTATTATCAGCGATTCCTACATTAGAAGATAAAGATGTAGAGTCTATTAGATCTGTTAGTTCATCAACTTTGACATATTTGTCAATATTCTGCAAAACATCCAAGGTAGAACCTTGACCTTCTAAAGAAGTATAATATTGTGCTAAAAAATCTCCAGCAAGTGGAAAATCATCCTTTATAAAATCAGGAAGTTGATTCTTGACAACTGAACTAATTTTTACTCTTGTATTTTCTGGCATTTTATATTAAACTATTAATATGAAGATGAAGAAGAGGATGCTGAAGTTTGTAGAGGAGTGAATACACTACTGGACCCTACTCTATATGTATCTGAGGAAGTCAAGGTAGTATTTGCAGATTCAGACTCAGTTAGTCTGGCTAACTCTCCTTTAACATAACTTGAAGTTGCTGTGAATGTAGTTCCTGCAGTGCTCTCACCAGAATCAATACTATCAGGAACCATATCTACAGTAGTGTTACTAATATCTAATTGTAGGTACAAATCTTGCAATCCAATAACATCATTAGATTGAGGACATGCTGATACCTCAATAATTGGTATATCTTGAATCTTTTTAGATGTTCCTGTAATATTAATTGGTTTGATTAAAATTTCACCTTTTTCATAATCAATAGTTCCTACATTACTGCTTACTATAGTTGATGAGGCTTTTCCATCTAATTTAAATAAGAATAACTTACCAACTAAATTGTCAGTAGGAATATCACTCAAATAGACAGTATCTGCTATTCCAAATATATTAAATCCAGATGATCTAATATTATAACCACTCATTCTCTTTATATACAATTTATTACCAAAACATAACTCATATTCTGCTCTTTGATTCAATGCAGGTTTCATATCTCTCCTAATTTCAATTTTACTGATATTAGAAGTTATGGATTCATTACTATTGTCTACAATTGTTTGAAATCTGCTATATTTAAATCTTGCTCCATATTTATTCAGTTCTGAGGAATCAGAATACTTAGTAATGTTATTTGTTACCACACTTTTTACAGCATCTGCAGTTGCTGCTAAATTAGGATTATAATATGCATTAATATGTGCTTCAATATACAAATATTTCAAATCTTGGATTTCGCAAACAATTCCAGCAACAGAATATTTCTTTAATAAGGTTTTGAGGTTATTTTTAATAGAATCTGGAACAAAAGGTCCATAAAATGGTTTTATAGTGATAAAAACCTTTCCAAATTGAGGAGGAGTCAATTCTTCACCTCCAAAAACTGAAACTGACTCAGTTTCTGGGTAAATTTTAGGAATTAGTGCTTCATAATCACCTGCAGTGACTGCTCTATTGAATGTAGAGTAAATTTTAGGTGCAAAACGCTTAACAGAGTCTATAGATTCAATTTCTTTGCCTCCTACAGACTCACTTACTGAAGAAAGTAAGGAAATTCCTGTGCTTACAAGGTTATTATTGTTATCTACTATTCTTCCATTAAAATTAAAGGAAGAAATGCCATTTGCTGCTTCTCCACTACTAGTAATATAGGAAACTTCAATATAATTTTGTGCTTTTAACTTTTCTCCAAAGACACCATCACCAAAAATGAGTTCATATCTCTGATCATCCACTTCTTGAATGAAATATACACATGAAGAAGAGGTAACTTCTATCAATGTATCAGAAAATACATATTTTTTAGCAGAAGTGCTAGATTCAGTCTGTCTTACAGTGACTTCTAGGGTAGAAGTGTCAATATTTGCATTATCTAGAGTATATCTTGATGGAGGAGCAGGTGTTTGAGAGGAAACAGTAAAGTTTGAGGTCAAAAATGTCCCTTCAAAGATAGTAACATTGTTAAAAGTAGCAATTCCATCAACTACAGGCACTGTTACATCGCTTGGAATGCAAAAAGAGTAACTTTCTGACCCAAAAACTGCTGAAGATGTAGCAACTATGCCTTTTTTAAGTGTAAGTGTAACAGGTTTAGTAGTAAATCCAGTTGTATCTACAAAAAATGATATTACTGCCTTTGCTGCAGTCCTTGATCTGGGTGTATAACCTATATTTCTTGCTAATGCAACTACATTTTCTCTTAAAGTGGCACTATCTATGAATACTTCATTGCTAACCATGTTAGCATTGTAGGAATTGATGTAAGTATTGTATGCTAATACATCAATTATGTTAGAAAGGTTAGATCCTTCAAAATCATAATCAGTAAATTCAGAATTTTCCCTCAAATAATCAGTAAGTGAGGTCTTTATCTGATCAAAATCTAAATTTGTAAAATTTACTAGTGCCATTTATCTTGTTGACTGTAGTGCAAAGTTTAATTGTTGAGGAAGAGCATCAATTCCTATGATATCATAAGAGATAGTAACATCAAATTCATGATTTTCAAAGTTAGGTTTCACTATAACATCCTTTAATGTCACTCTTGGTTCATATTTTTGGATACATTCTGCTATTTCATCCCTAATTGCAGAAGCAGAAAGGTCATCCATCACATCAAAAAGCAATTCACTTACTCTAGAACCCAAATCTTCATTAAAAAAACGTTCACCTGGCACTGTAAGCACCAAATTTCTAATAGAACGCCCAATGGCAGTCCTATTTTTAATGCTAATTAGGTCGTCGTTGATGGGATTTATCTCAAAAGACATGCTAATGTCCTTAAAACCCCTACTAACCCTTTCTACAGGCATAGAATTAAGTAATTATAAGTTTATTTATGAGGGTTTTTACGCAAAAAAAAGAGACCATTAGGTCTCTTTACTATCTTCCTTGTCCTCTATACCTTTTTTTAGGTTTATTGGCACTTGTAGCAGCATACTTAGTGTGTTTTCCCCTACCTTGAACAGTCTTCTTGGGTATGGTCTCTACAAATTCATTACCAGAGAGAGATTTTTTGATTGGCATTAGTCTTGATCCTCCAGATCTTTTATTACTTTTTCAGAGATCGCCATAAGGTTAGTGACGTGTTTAATGTTTTCAATGGAATGCATCAGATCAGCAATGTGCTTACTTACATATGCTTCTTCATTTCTTGCTGAGAAGGCAAGAGCATTTCTTAGTGATGCTAGTGCATCATCCAATGAGTCTTGTACTTGTTTTGATAGTGTCATTAGAGGTCCCCCTAGATAACTCTTGTTTTCTCATGACCCACTCTGATACGAGGGTCACACCAAATTTGTAGTCCTTGATCAATAGCATCTAAGCAGAATGAGACATCCTCCCCACACATGTCTTGTACTGCCCCAGACTCAAACACTTGCATCTTAGGAGCAAACCAAGGATAAGGAAGGTTCTCAAAGACACCCTTCTTAATAAGCACCCAACCAAAACCTGTATAGTCTACTGTAAAAGGTTTCTTTCTCTTACTCATAGTCTCTACAGTTTCATGATTCATGACTCCACCATTCTTTCTGAAATCATCTTCCTCTAACCAGTGAGCAACTGAGGTAGTTGTGCCATCTTCAGTAGCATACCAACCTGCTGAGATCTTTCTCTCATCCTCTTCTGCTGGAATCGCTAAATCACAGAGTTGCCAGAACTTTTCTGTGGTAAAGACAATATCAGAGTCAATCCATAACTGATAGTCATATTCTAGTTTACCATCCCAAGGTACTTGCTTTGGTCCTCTGAGTACATTTGCACCAAGAACCTTACATCTAGCAAAGTTCACCATTGAAGAATAGTCTTGACTAATCTGAATAGACATACCATTCTGTACCATGTCAAAACATAGTTGTACAAAGTTCTTCAGAAAGATATAACTACATCCTCTACCAGGTAAACAGAATACTATTGTCTTACCTTTCATTCT